GCCTCTGTCCGTGCAGGAGTTACTGCTGCTACCGCAGTAGTTGCTGTTGCTATAGTTGCTGTGGTTGATTCTACTGATGTTTGTGCTGACTGAATTAAAGTAGTTGCTGTTTGTATAACCAATGGCACTTCTGCTACCGCAGCAGTTGCCGCAGTGACTGCAGTGGTAGCTGTTGATACGGCCGTGTTAGATGTTGTTACTGCCTGTACTGCTGTTGCAATTGTTGCAGTTGCTGTTTCTGATGCTGATACTGCCTGTGCAACTTCGGTAGTGGCCGTTACAAGAGCGTCATTAACTGCTTGTTGCGCTGGGCTTACTACTACCTGTTCCTGTCCGCCTTGATCTGTAGCCCACGCATAACTTGGTCCAATAAAAAATAGCCAACCCGTTACAAAAAGGCTAGCTAAAAAGTATTTTAACTTTCTACTCAATTGGATCTCCAATGCAACAATATTTTTGTTACATTGAAATTATATCATGTATACCTATTTAAATAGTATTAGTTACTTGGGATTATCAGTTTTGTAAAAGCCATTTCCCTTAAATTGTATACCAAAAGATCCGTAAACTCTATTCATTGAATACCCGCACTTTTCACAGACCTCTGCAGAATCTGCTTCAGAAAAAGGTTTTACGACTTCTTTATCTAAGTGGCACTCTATACATGCATACTCATACGTTGGCATCTACTTCTTCTTTGCTCTTTGTTTTGCTAAAGCATCAAAATCTTTTACTTTAGTCTCCCCCATGTATCCCCAAGCGTATCCATCTTCAATCATCTGTTCGTTAATAGACTTTGTGTTGCCGTCAATGTAAATCCATCCAAGTATGCGACCATACTTTTCTGTGCTGTCTGGTTTTTCTGTTTTTACAACTATAACCTTTGCGTCTTTAAACTTAGACTTAAGATATTCTTTTGATTCGAGGCCTAATGTTTTTTCAAGCTTATCGGTAGTTCTAGACTCTGGCGTATCGATACCTGCCAGTCTAAGTCTTTGAGCATATGAAATGCTAAATCCTAAATCAATATCAACATCAATAGTGTCTCCGTCTACCACCTTTGTCATTTGCTTGACTCTGTATTCGAACATCATTCCCCTTAAATTTTAAATGAGCAGTTTGCGGACGTACTCAGGTCCATCCTTCGGGTAGCGACCCGAATAACCTGCGACTCCCCGATGAAGGGGTGCAGGTTCTTATTATACTATTTATTTGATCTTGATGACTTTTGGCTTTTTTTCTTCTGGGACATTTTTACTAATGTGTATATGGAGCATACCGTCTTTCATTTCAGCGTTATCAACTTCCATATATTCTCCTAATGAAAATGACCTTTCAAAATTTCTTTTGGCAATACCTTCGTGGATATATTTTCCATCCCAGTGTTCTCCGTGTAGTTCACCTTTGATGACCAAATTATTATTTTCAACAGAAATGCTGATGTCTTCACGTTCAAATCCAGCAATTGCCAAACTAATGCCGTAGGCACCGTTATCGAATTTGACTAGATCGTAAATTGGATAGTTGGATCCTGAAGATTGCATTTTTGCAAAATTTGTATCCCATCCAATAAAAAATGGATCATTGAAAAGATCCATAGCAAGTTTTGTTACCATTTTATTCCCCTTTCAAGCGAATAATTTAAATTAGGCCCCATTCGGCGACCTATATATTATTATATCATTTATTAAAAAATTCTACCAGTCAGACATTTCTTGCATAAGCTTCAAAAGGCTGGATATGTCTTTTTGGCTGGTTACTATCATAAAGTCATCTATCCCATATTTTTTAGATATGTCTCTAATTTGCTGCTTAACTTCTTCCATGCTACCACGTATTGAATGCTTTCTTTTTTCCCAAATAGAGGGTTTTAGTCCTTCATTTGTTGCCCATGATTGATAATGATACTCTATGTCTGAGTCTAGGTCATCTTTGTTTTCTCTAATAAGTGGGTCAATAATTAATACTATCTTAGTATTTTTTAATTTATTAATTGATTCTTTTAATTTTGATTCTTCTAATCCACTATCATTAATAATAGCATAGTCTGTCCATTTATTAGCCAAGTCAATTGTCATTGGAGAATTTGCAATTGTATAAGAAATTGGCGCTTGGTCCCCCATCTTGTTAAAAAATTTATCTGCCCACTTATCCGCAAGCTCTATTCTTTTTTCAACAGTACTTATTAAAGAATCGTCAAAATTATACATATCTATTGCTTCTTTTTGTTCATCTTCACGCATTTTTCCAGCAACTAAATTAAATGTTACTCTATTTTTGCCGTTAAAATTTATTGTATTAAAAAATCTAATTGCATACTCTGGGCTTATAGTATAAGCCCTAAACGCCATCATGAATTTAAGATTTTTTGATACTCTCATCATGCCTTGCAAAAAGGGAACATAGTCTGGTGAGGATAAAGAGTAGGTCATAAGAACAGAATAGGCTCTTGATTTTTCTAAAGTCCATGCCATGTCCATTAATTTATCTTGCGTGTTACCAAAATCAAACCTATGCATCCAATGAAATTTCATTTTTTATTTTCTTTATATGAATTAAAAAATTGTTCTGCCCAGTATGTATGATATGGAATTCCAGAATGCCCACGGTCTCTGGCCGACAGATCTTTTGTATTGTATCCAGACTCTTCTGCCCATTTATAAAAATTTTTGACATTGCCAATATCTACATAGCTATTAAATAAACCACTTTCTCTGATAGTTGCGGAAGCATATTGATCCCAAGTTCCCCACAAAAAATTTATTTTCATTACCTTACAAGTCTGTTCCATTAACATTATATTATGAATTGAGTTTATAACAAAGTCAGATTTTCTTTCATCACTCATATATTCATGAATCATGAGTTTCCCGTTTGCTATTGCCGATTGTTTCATTGCCTCTTCAGGCAAGTTGTCATCTATAAAAAAGGACTCAGAGTCATTAATTATTGCATCTTTAAATTCTTTTAAAAGGAATTTATCTTTAAGGTTATATGAAGCCATTGTTTCTAAGCCAATTTTTTGTTCCCAAAATTTTTTTATATTGTTCCATTTAAAATGTCTATAAAAATCTGGATAGTTAACAAATAAATTATTTGGTACTCCGTATTTTTGCATGTAGCTAACTATTTGCCTATTTATTGCAGGGATACCAACAGCCCGAACTCCTACGTTAAAAAATCCAGAACATGGCTCTTCATTTATAATTTTTTTATATAATTGATTTGCCCAAATATTTTCTAATTTATTCCCAAGACCCTCTGTTTCAGAGCAGCCAGCAAAAAGAACATGTGTTCCAGAATGATTGTTTGTGAATTCGTCTGACCGCAATCCTTCGGAATTATAACTATAAGTAATTTCGTCATCTTCTGGGATGCCCAGCTTTTCTTCATGTATCATTAATTTAAAACTTGAGTTTGGGATTTGAAAGCGAATTAATCCTTGCTTAAATGGAGGTCCAGAAAAGTTTTCTTTTTTGTATATGTTAATATTTTTATTCATTATTTTCTTCCTCAATCTCAATCAGGCCATGCTGTTTTGCTATTTTTTTTGCTTCTTCTGTTAAAGTAATTGTTGCTTCAAGATTTTCATTATATTCCACAGATATTAAATCTTTTTCATAAAGACCAAGAAGCGTTTTGTCTATATAGTCTTTGTGAGATTGCCATAGTTCTGGGGCCAACTCCTCTGCTTCTTCTGTAATTTTAAAAATTATTTCGCCGTATTCATCAACGCCAGATATTTCAATAGCTCCTATTTCAATATAATACTCAAGGTCTCTGTCAAACTGTTCTTCTGAGTCTTCCAAAATATCTCCTTGTACAACAGGTAGGACTCGAACCTACGGTTACCGAATTATGAGTTCGGGGCTTTAACCAACTAAGCTACTGTTGCCCAGTTAGTATATTATACTTATAATGCTGCTGCCAGTCAATGATATCATTTTTATCATTAATAAGTGGCTGACCCTTTATATTTAGGCTAGTATTTAATAAAACTGGCACACCTGTTTCTTGATAAAATTTATTTAAAACACGCCACAATCCTCGATGCTGTTCTTTGTTTACTGTCTGTACTCTAGACGTGCCGTCTACGTGAACAACAGAGGGTATTAAATCTGGTTTTTTACATTTTACAGCATATTGCATGTATGGTGAATTAAAATTCATTTCAAACCATTCGCTAGCACATTCTTCCATAATTACTGGGGCAAACGGCCTAAAGTTTTCTCTTTGTTTAATTAAATTAACTTTATTTTTAATGTCTGGGTCTCTGGGGTCCGCTAGTATACTTCTATTGCCTAATGCTCTTGGTCCGTATTCGGCCCTTCCGTTTGCTACTGCTACTATTTTATTTTTTAATATTTCATCAACAATTTCATTAACAGGATATTCCCCTGATAAATTATATCCAAGATATGGACCATTCCAATTTAAATGTTTGCCATACAATAACGCTGCTGCTCCCAATGAACTTCCAGCATCTCCTGGGTTGGGCATAATCCAAACGCTATCAAATATTTTCCAAAGCAATGTGTTGGCAGAGCAGTTAAGGGCACACCCTCCCATAAAAACTAAATTTGTTTTTTCAGTTATTGATTTAGCCATATTCATAAATTCAATTAGTCTTTGTTCATAAATTAATTGAGCAGAGGCTGCAATATCAAATTTATCTTGGTCTGACACCCAGCCCCAGTCAGTAATTCCTTTATGAAAATTGTATTTTTGTTTTGTTATGCTTGGAAAATATTCATTAACTTTTTTTAAATACTTATTTGGATCTCCGTAACCAGCCATTCCCATCATAATGTATTCTTCTTGATTTGGCATTAACCCTATAAGCTGAGTAAATGCGGAATAAAAAAGTCCAAAGCTTACAGGGTAGTTTTGTTTGTAAACTTGTTTAATGTTAGATCCTTCTCCCACCCATACCGTAGAAGTATTAAATTCTCCAATTGCATCTAAAACTACAATAACCGCATCTGTATAATTACTTGTGTAGTATCCTGCTGCTGCGTGGGATTTGTGATGCCCAAAGGAAGCCCTAGGAATTTTTTTAAGGGGTGTTTGAAGAAAGTATGGCTTGTCACCACCAAACCCGCCATGAATGGCTATACGGGCCTTCTTTAGCCATCTGTTTTCATAATAGGCTATTTTATCTGGATACCCGTACTCTAATGCATCTTTAATTAAACTATCATTTGTAAACCAATCATTTTTTTGCTTACTATATCTTTCGGCATGCCCAGAAAATAATATGTCTCCATCTTTAATTAAAGATACAGAAGCATCATGGGAGGTTTCATTAATTCCTAAAATTATCAATATATGTACCTATCTTTTTGCTTAGGCTGTTTTATAAATATTTTTTTTATTTTATAAATAACCTTATAGTATAAATAAATAATAAATCTATAGTCCAAGTTTTTTCATTTCTCTTATAAAATTTTCATATATGTGTATATGTGTGTGGGCACCCCAATGCCCTTCCCAAACTTTAAGATCCCTAATATCCCAATCTGTTCCCCTATGAAAAAAATTTTCATATTTATCTTTAAGGTTTTGATGGCACACGCTTTCTTTTTCTGGAGAAATGCCGTCTGGCGGTATTGTCTGGTCCCAGTCTTCTGATAATTCAAAAAAATTTTTAAATTTATCATACATTTGTTGATTGTTATCTTCATATACGTCTAGCCATGTTGTCCATAGTAATTTTATATTATTTGAATGACAATATGTTTCTAACATTGAAATAAACATTAAGTTAATCCAAACTCTATGTTCATTTGGAAAAACTTCTTCTACTTTGGCTGGAAGCTTTATGTACCTGCTATTTTTAGAAAGATGTATTGCTCTATAAGGTCCTTTGTCGGATCCATATGTTTTTTCTAATATTTTGTTATGAGGTGCTGAGGTTAATATTTCAGAATCTATAAATACATGAGTTCTGGCAAACGATGGTAATGCACATAGGATATATTTTGGATTACCATATTTTTCAAAATAGTTAAAAATGTTATAAACTATTTGCATAACGGATCCTCCACGATAAGACACATTATTATATTTAAGGCCTAGATTTTTAGCTACCATCTCCCCCCATATTGCCCCATCTTTAACCCCTAAACCATAGGTTTGCGAACACCCAGCAAATAAAATATCTACATTTTTAATAAAATCTGGGCCCCTGTGTCCATCTGTATTTATTCTTTTTTCTATATTATCGCCTAAATCAAAATACATTCTGTCTTCGTTTAAACGCAATGTATTTTGCAGTAGCATTGGCTGTTCTGGCTCTATGTTATTAATACAAGACCACATTAGATTTACAGTTTCTTTATTTTGTAATTTACTAAAAACATCATTATTATTTTCGTGCCAGGAAGGTGCTCTTTTATTTTTCATCTTTTTTGTTTTCTATAAAATGCAATTCTACTATTTGTTGTACATACTCTGAAAAATGCTTTCTTATGTTTCCAGGTGGCCTAGATCCAATAGAATTCCATATTCTTTGATATTCAACAATGTTTGAAAATGTAGTTGGGCATACAACCATTCCATTGTATTCTTTTAATACTGTTGGGAGTGGAACATGCTTGCCACAGCATTTGCATTCTTTTGCTTTTTCTTGATATTCACTCATAATGTTGTCATCCTTTCTAAAGACTCTGACAAACTAGTTGGCATACGGGGAGCCCGTATCATGTTGGTAGCCGTAACATCTGGGTTATCTTTTGAGAAGTCGTTATCAAAACTCATAGATTCATATGTATGTATTTTGATTTCTTCATTTGTGTTGTGCTTTGTCCTAGATATTGCATTGTAAACAGAGCCACAAACTGCGTCGGCTAAATCTTTTGAACCTTTTCTAGGGTGATCAACTCTGTCTCTCATAATTTTTAATTGCAATAGTTCATCTATAAGTAATGGTATGTGTGGGCCTTTAAGTCTTTCTTCTAAAACTATCATTGCCATATCATCATAATGTTTTTTAGCAACAGACAAAATTTCCGTATTAACTCCGTACTGTTTTAATTGTTGCATCATGTCGTGAGAGTTCCATCTATCAAAAGTACAAAGCCTTATTTTAAATCCTTTTGTCTGTAAAGATAATATGTAGTCTCTTACTTCTGCAAAGTCCACAGATTTGTCTGGTGTGGGAGTCCAAAACCTGACAGCATCTACTTCTACTATTGGCGCTGGTTGTGAGTACGTGTCTGTAACTTTTACATTTACCCACTTTTGAACATGCGCTAAAGAAACTGCACAGTGGTCATGCTTTTGTGCAAGGTCTACGTGTATAAAATATTCTTTATCTGGATCTGGGGCAAACCAATTTTCAAATCTTCCAAATTGATCTATAGCGATTGCTGTATTATTAAATGCAGTTTCTATTTTTTCTCTTGATTTAAAAAATGCATCTACTGCGTCTGACGGCATACAGGCAAATCTTCCTAGTGCATCCATAGAGTTTTTATAAAATGCTACTTTAAAATCATCAATACTTCTAGTTGGATTAATTTCCCATGTTGGACGCTTTAATGCATATACTTTTGGAATAGAGTAGGAAATTATATGGTCCTCTTCCCATTCAACTACAAATTCATTCCCTTCGGTTCCATCTGGTAGGTCTAAGTCCATTTTAAAATTATGACTTCTTACTATAATTTCTTTTTCGGAAATAACAGATTCATAAAATTTTTGTATTGGGTCATTTTTAAATCTTGGAAAAGAAAGCAATATTACTTTACCAAAGTCTGGAAATCGTGAATCTACTGATGCCCTGTACATATCATATATCGCATCTGCAGTTTTTGCTTGGTCATGTCCAGTTGTATTTTCTGTAGCAAATCCTGAAATCTCATCAAGGATAACAACAATAACGTTATAACCTTCCCACGCCTCACGCTCAGAGTGACCAGAATGAACTGTGATGGATTTATCAAACTTCATTTCCGAAGCTTTATCTGTATACTTTCCAGTAAACCACGGAGACTTTTCAATTCGTGTTTTAAATCCTTTAAAGAAAACATTGTTTGCTTGTTGTGCGTTAATAGCAATATTTAAAATATCAATTGCATCTCCTGGTGGCTTTCCGTAATACGCCGCTGGATCTTTTAAGCATAATAATAAATGAACGATATAGGCTGTTGCAATTGTTGAGCAATAATCTTTACCAGAACCCTTACCAAGTTGAGCAATTACTTCGTTAGCCGTTTGCTTAAATATTCTAGAACCCTCTTCTTCTCCAAAAAGTTTCATTAGGGTTGCTTCTTTATATATTTGCGAACTTTTTTCAATTAAAGTATATTGATATTCGGAAAGTGGTGGAAGTCCAAGATACTCTGGGTTGGTTACAAATGCTCTTAGATCTACTGGTCTTTCTTCAAACTCTTCTCCATCGAGTATGTCAATAAGGTCATTAAAATTAAGATCCACTTACTTCCTCAACAATTTCAATTGGTTCAACAATCCCAGTAATTTGAGATAGTCTACGTGCAACATCCATTTTGCATTTTGGACAACTGGCTGTAACCTCTTTTAATATTTTAATTAAAATGTCTTGCTTGTGTTCTGTCTCTGCAATTTGAGATGCCATTTCAGCATTGTCTAATAGGCCTACTTCTTTTAACATTGTAATTCTTTTAGTCTCAATATCCGAAATTAACTTGAGTGCGTTAGCCTTAACATTTAATTGTCCCGCTTGATCTGCATCCTCTACTGTTTTCCATGCCTCTTTAATAAGCATAGAGTAATGCTGGTCAGCTCCAGAGATTGCTTCCTTTGCACGTTCTTTTGAACTTGTATCGTTATAGACAACAGTTTTCCATTCATCTATAAGCTCTACTACATCAGACCTTTTAAATCCAGTTAGGGTGGCTATTTGTGTAGGATTGTTACCTTTTAATAGTTCGGCAACAACCTTATTCATTCGATCAAAATGATCAGATAATTCAATTTCCATATATGGTTATTATAATTCTAGTTGACTGAAAAGTCAATTGGATTTTGCTATTTTATATAATAATAGGTATCCAATTAGGTCATCTATGTCATTATCTCCTGCAAAACCCTGGTTATTTTTTACTCTATTTAGCTTATCGTCAATTCTTACCTTTAATTGCTCTGTAGAATCAGCCGTTGAAAATATTCTAATGGGGTCTAAAGCTGAGTTGCCATATGATATATTCTTTTCAATTAACATCTGTGCAATTTCTAAGCAAGAATTTAATATCTTATGCCCTGCTGGCGCACTAATTGCATGAAGGTATAAGTCTTGGTATGAGAATTCTTTTACATCTGCAAACACTGGCTTTAATGTCATTCCATCTCCTTATATAATTGTTTAAGTCCTCTTAATGTTCCAATATCCATATACTGTCCACCTGGTCTTTCCGCCCTAATATTAAATCCTTGAGATATCCAATCTTTTAATTGTTTTCCTGGATGGTCTAGCTTAGGATCTATGAATCTTATCATATTATTCTGAAATAGCATAGTGCCCCACATGTCTAAATAATTACAGTTATCTACTTTATCTTCTGAATCAACAACTTTATTATTAGAAACCAGTACTTGCCCAACACGACCTTTTAAACCCTCTACACATTCCCAGATTCCCAAAACAAGATCTGCAGTGTTTTCTTTAAATAATCCTTTATATATATTACCTGGAGCATTTAAAATAAACGTATCTGGCATACCAATAAGCACTGTATCGTTATACTCGCCCACCATAAACTTTACTGCATCTGACATTGTTGAAGGCTCACGAACAATTAGTTTAATATTCATGTCCATATTTTGAATAATTGGAACCCACTCAGCTCTTGTAGATACCCTAACCTCATCACACACTTCAAGCATTTGCTCTACGTGCCATTGTAAAAGAGATCTTTCATCTGATATAGGTAAACAAAATTTAGGGATGCCACCAATTCTAGAAGCTTTTCCAGATGCTGGCAATACTCCTATAACACTCATTCTTTTTCCCATTCATGAGGATTAAATCCATTAGGATAAGATTCATTTACACGAGGATCTTTTTTCCAAGCAATCCATCCTGCTTCTCTGTCATCTCCCCAATACAGATGAACTACATCTTTATCTAATAGCCTTCTGGCTTCTTCTCCATAAAGAATTTTTACTTTATTTTCTTTTAGAAAATCCATTTCCATAAGCTCTGGGGCCCACTCATTTATGTGTTTTTGATAAGGCTCAACTCCTAATTTTTTATACAATGCATCTGTAAACATTTGAACATCAGTATAGTAATGAACCATATGATTATGCTCAATAATTCCTTCAGAACATCTTTCAACACAAAGATCTATAGCCGCTTTTAGTAGCGGATGCCCAGCTTTAGCGGCAATTGTTTGAGTTGCTAGCCATGGAGTATCTCTTTCGATATCTAAAATCATATCGTATTCAGGACTTAACCAAGTATCTACTGGAGTCTTGCAGTGGGTATCCATATCTGTATATATACCACCGTGAATATAAAGAATAGCAAATCTCCACAAGCCAGCTTTCATTACTCCTAAAGGCAGGTTCACATATGTCTCATATGTTTTTGAGTCGAAGTGCTCCTTAAAGAAGTTCTCTCTATCTTGCCCACTCATGTATCCATAAGCATATTCTGGATTTTGATGAGTCCATGTCCCTACGCTTTCTTTAGCGTAAATTGGCAATTCATCAAAACTTGTTTCGTAAGTCTGCCAGATCTTTTTTTCTATACTCATATTATCTCCTTTTAATTAACTGAAACTGTTCTAGATATCTTTGTAT